CCTTACATCTTCAAGAGCCTTATTAAGTTCTCCGTCTGCTTTTACGATAGTTTCTTCAAGTTTTTCAAACTCACTCTTAAGGTTCTTGAATAGCCTTTCATACCTTAAAACTGTTGTTTTGTGCAGCCTTGAAAGCTCATCATAGGTAAGCGATACATCACTGTCATCCTCTTTCCTTTCTTCGGATAAAGCGCTAATTTCGTTTTCGAGAAACATTGATCCTCTACCGGTAAGAATATAGTTGGCGTTGACTTGGGGGAATGCCTCGCAAAAAGGCATTAAAATCTTCACTGACACTTCTTCTGTATGTCCTTGTCTTAATTTAGATATCATATTTTTTGTTATTCCCTCTATACTGGTATATACCTTATAGTCACTTAATCCAAGACTATCCATTACTTCATGAAACCTATCTTTTGCAGTTTTCATAAAAAAATCTCCTATTATTTTAGGTAGTATCAAAAAAGATACTATCTTTGCACCCGTTGCAAGTCAAGAGGCAACAGATGCAGATTAAATTAAACAATCGCCCTAACGTGGGCCTCTCTATATGGAAATCCGTTGCCTCTTGACTTTAGCAACGGATTTTTTTATATCAATATATGAAACAGACGTTATATTTAAATATAGGACTTGCAGAGCAGGCAATCAATGATAAACGATTTATTGAAGCGCTTGCTTTTTCTGTGCTCGTCAAACTAACGTTTGTTTCATCAAGAATACAATCGGCTACTGTCAGCAAGTGTAAGGACTTATTTGGTATTGGGTCAACGAGAATGTGCCGTATAATCAATAGCGGCATTGAATACGGCTTACTGAAACGAGACAATAAAGATCTTGTAGCCACTTCGCTTAAGAGAGAAAAATCATATCATATTAGGTTAGACTTTGAATGTAAGACATATAGTCGAACAAAAGCTTTGATGAGCGATAGGCCGAAATCAGAGCGAAGCCCGATTGTATGTCAATACTCATTGAAAGATATTATAGACATTATCAGGAAGTCTGTATTGCTTAACCATATAAGCAAGCAATCAGACTGTGAAGATACCATTAACATAGCTAAGGGAAACGCGAAGTCTATAAACCAGCTTCGGAAAGCCCGCAAAAAATGTAAGCGTATGCTACGTACAGATAATGCCTTTACCGGATTGAGCAGAAAGCGTATCATGGATATAACCAAAGTATGTAAGGCGAAAGCCAAACGCCTTATTGACGGCCTGTGTTTAAGTGGACTTGTAAGCAGAGTTGAACAGTCTGTTCGTGTATGCTTAAATTATTCAGACTTTTCTCCAAAGATGGCAAACAGCTTTTATAAAGAAACTGGTCTGAATGGTTACTTATACAGGAGTGGTAGCGAGATTCGTTTGCGCGTATCAAACAGGTATGTTTATTCTTGCGATCTGATAACGTTTAAACTTTAATTTTTATGCCATATTCCCAAAAAAGACCACTAAAAACATAGCGTAGCGTATGCACACGTGACGCGATACGCATGATGCGTATGATTATATAATTAATAATTTAATATATACACCAAGACAATGAGTAAATATATAGCATATACAGACGGAGGATGCCAAAACACATCAGTGTACGGGGAAGGCGGTTCAGCCTATCTGATAATCCATAAGGGAGAAGTTGTAAAAACCGCTTCAAAAGGTTTTCTTTATACAACCAGCAACCGTATGGAGATGCTTGCTATTATAAGTGCCGTTTGTTCCGTCCCGGAAGGTTCTGATTTAATCGTATATTCAGACAGCAAATATGCAATCAACGTCTTTTCCGGTATTTGGAAGCCGAAGAAAAATAGAGATTTGATAATCAAATACAACGAGCGTGTAAAGGCTCTTAGCTCTGTATATTTCCGGTGGATAAAAGGACACAATGGAGACAAATACAATGAATTGGTTGATTCTATGTGTACAAACTCCATTAATGAGATAGTCCAATTACACAACCTCCCAAATGACAGGTTTAAAAAAGTGAAAGTACAGCTATCCTTTAAATTTAATTAATAACCGATTGTATCAACATTTCAAAGATCGAATTATGAAATACTCCAAAGAAGACAAAGATTATATGCTAAAGCTTAAAAAAGCTTTTTCTGATATGTCAGAAATCCCCTTTCGTGAGATAAAGATGTCAAAAGAACGTTTTTGTCAATTATCAAACACGTATGATAAAATCGTTAATGAGGATGAATTGAAAGACTTCGCTTTCATTTCTACCCATCCATGCGTGCGTGATTATTACATCTCATCTTGCGGCAGTCTTCTCGTGGCTGAAAAACTATCCTTATTGATGAATAAAATAGAATCCCCTGAAAGTCTCGTAGAACCCATTTCTTCTATTTCGGAAGAAATCCGTAAAATATGGTTTTTATTGAAATTTGATAAAATCAGATTCAATATGACACATACGGGTCTTACTAAAATAGAGGTAAAACCTACTCGGGTTGTTCGTTTATATTTATTCATTATCTCTCTTTCATTATTAGTAATAGCAATATGTTTTATTATAAAAACGGTAAAATAGAAACTGCAATAGCTATTATCGCCCCTGCTATTTCTATGGCGGTTTTTAGTCTTTGATGAAAAACCGCTTTCTTTTCTCGTTTTCCCTTATCTGTTTTTGAGCGGATTTCTTCTATTAGATATTCCGCTTGCTTTTTATTACAACACCAGATACTGCCATCCGCAAGAAATGTGCAAACTTTAGTATCTTTAAATAATTTATACGACAAAGGGTCTATTTCATTTTTGTCAATATAATCTCCATTTATCATTCTTTTTAAGAGAATTTCCGTATTACTGTATTTTTCATAGTTTTCCATACTCTTAAAATTCAAATAGTTACGTAAAATATGTTTTATAACATATAGAATAGTGTGCAAATAATACACTATTTGTTTTGTAGTATATAAAACGTATACTATCTTTGCATTGTTGTTAGAACGATAGAACGACAGCAACAATACATAAAAAACAGAAGCAGCTATAAAAACCGCTTATTAGTATTTGTTGATGGCAAAAATAACAATTTTCTAAATAAAATCAAATAAAACATAGAAAATAGGTGAAATAAATAGTATGAAAGTAACGAGAGAAGAAATTTTAAAGATTAAGCCGGGAAGTTCACTTACAGTGTATATGCCCGATTATAGAGCTTGTGATTCAGTAAGAGCCACCGCGTATAGAACCGCATTAGCAGACCCGAGACCGGACGTAGAGAGATATAAAGTATCTATTGATACTAAAAAATGGAAAGTAACAATTACAGCAATAAAAAGATCATGAACCGTACAGAAGCAAGAATATTAGCAGAAGAACTGTATAAGCTTATGCGCAAAGACGTGAAAAGGCTTGTGGAGGAGACAGTAATTGAATGTTCCGATGAATGGATTGGAGTAGGAGAGGCTGCAAATATTCTTGGATGCTCTGTTGGTACCTTGTATAACAATATAGACAGTATTCCACATACTAAAAACGGGAGATTACTCCGATTTAGAAAAGCGTCATTGATTAAATATTTAGAAAGATGAGAAGCTTCAATTTGAATAAAATCACAAGTCTTGGACTGCGAATAGCATTGATTATGGTGATTATGGCAGGATGTGTATATGGTGGCCGCGTAGAGTATAATGATGATGTATTATCCGGTATAAGCTCTGAAAAATACGACTTTATCAGCAGCAGGATAAGCGATAATTCAAGATCGGCAGTCGTAAATGAATACATGAAAAACAAACGGTACTACGACAGTATCGAATTTTAAAAACCGCGTTGTGTGAATAACGCTCCTTCCTCTTAGCTCAACGGTTAGAGCATCGCTAAGGTTATTTGTTCGTAAGGGTTTAGCGTTTCCGGTCTGTTCCGGTTAGCGATTGTTGCACGTTCGATTCGTGCAGAGGAAGCAAGATACACCGTTCTTTGACGTATTGAATGTGAAACAAAGTTTGAATATCTGATATTCGGATTTGTTTCAATATAACTAAGGATTACGTATAGCGGAAACGCCGAAACTACGTATAGGCTTGGTTATCGTGATTGTTTCTCGCACCGAAATGTCCTACGGTAGAGAAGTATGCGGTTTGGGCGCCCGTATCGCGAGAAACAACAGGTCATAAAGACAATATAAGCGTCCGATACAGTCTTAAATCGGTATAAAGTATGCGGTAGTAATGAAAGGCGACCGTACACGCTTATTATATATATTCTCGTGGCTCACCATAAGGCGAGTGGTAAGGCTTAACATCGGAACGCTCACGAGAACAATTACTAATCACTAATTTAAAATCAAAATTATTATGAAGAATTATTTTATAGCAGCTATTATCGGGGTTGTTGTGTTAGTGGGAATTTTTGCAGTTATTCCTTATTATAATGTATGGCAACAAGAAATGTCCGGTAAGGCGGAATTTGCAAAAGCAGAGCAGAACCGCAAGATAAAAATTGAAGAAGCGAAAGCTAATCTTGAGGCTGAAAAATTAAACGCTCAAGCAGAAATAGAGCGAGCCAAAGGAGCCGCGGAAGCAATAAAGATAGAGAACGGAAGCATTACTCCTGCTTATATTCAATATCTATGGGTAAGGCAGCAAAGTAACTTAAATGATAAAACTGTCATCTATATTCCGACAGAAACTAATCTTCCAATTTTAGAAGCATCCAGACAATATGGAAAATCGACAAGTAGTATTTGACGGAAAGGACATTACTTTTTGTGCCGATAACGTTCCTGTTGTAAACGGAAATCCGCCGGAAGAGATAGTAATTAGTGGAGATTATACTATTGACGCGTTTTCTTTGGTTGAACTGGTTGCTGCTATTAATAAAAATGCATGCGGCATGGTAGTATCAACTCCTATTGTTTTTCATTGTGAGGCATATGGAACATCCTGTATTCGAATATTTTCAAGAGAAAAACTACCGGAAGAGATTGAAGATGCGCTTAATGTACCGAAAAGGATGTTGAACGCTTTAGAAAAAGACGTACAACAATTAAAAGAAAAAATAGAAGCACATAATAACCTTGTGTGGTATAAGCGCATAAGAAAGATAGTATAGGATATCTTATCAGTAGATAATATATAACTAAATCAAAATCGAACATGAAATACTGCAAAAACCAATACGGAATACCAATAAAAAAGTGGTGCGTCACATGCCAGTTTTATGATAGCTGCAAACAAAAAGCTAATAATATGGGCTTGAAAGATAACTGTTGGGTTATGAAAGATGCTTATCAGAAAGCCGGGAAAGGTGACGGAAGATTACGTAAGCTGGTGATTGAAGATACTTTAGCAGGGAAAACTTTTAAATTCTCTGATTAAATATTTGTTTAGGTTGCCGGGCGGTCTGAGAAGATAGTCCGGTTTTTAGTTGGAAATCATCAATAACAATTATATGAAAACATTTGAAGAATTAAAAGAAGAACTATTGAACCGGGCAAAAAACGCAAATGCCTGCCAAAACGGTTACAAAATGGGACTTGATGCTAAAAATAAGGCTGATCTATTAAAAGCCATCACCGCTAACTGGTTTTGGGTATTAATAGATGCAAGGATAGTTGATGCAATATATCTCGAAGAAAATTTTACTGAGGAAGAACTTTCGGAAGCTGGTATCTATACACGAAAATGCCATGAGGTAAGAGCTGTGTCTTTTGCCTGCGGCAGTGCAACGGTGAAAGCCTGCGGCAGTGCAACGGTGAAAGCCTGCGACAGTGCAACGGTGAGAGCCTGCGGCAGTGCAACGGTGGAAGCCTACGGCAGTGCAACGGTGGAAGCCTACGACAGTGCAACGGTGAAAGCCTACGGCAGTGCAACGGTGGAAGCCTACGACAGTGCAACGGTGGAAGCCTACGGCAGTGCAACGGTGAAAGCCTGCGACAGTGCAACGGTGAGAGCCTGCGGCAGTGCAACGGTGGAAGCCTACGACAGTGCAACGGTGAGAGCCTACGGCAGTGCAACGGTGGAAGCCTACGACAGTGCAACGGTGAGAGCCCGCGGCAGTGCAACGGTGAAAGCCTGCGACAGTGCAACGGTGAGAGCCTACGACAGTGCAACGGTGGAAGCCTACGACGAATCCTATGTAGAAGACTGTACGGGTAATATTAGACCGAGATATGATTACGCAATAGTCAAAGATTACCATAACCATAAGATATATATCAGAAAAGGAAAATTTGAGATAATAGAGGTTTGACCTATTTCAACCGCAATAAGGTAGTGCTATTACTGTACTAAAAGCCGCGAGATAAACGAAGTGCGCACCGTTTTGATTTAACCTTGTACAGGCGGTTCAAAAGAAGAAATAATGGAAAATGAGCTTGAAGAATTATATAAGGAACTGAACAAAGTTAAGTCCTCCCCATTAGCGTATCTTCCTGAATACGGATATTCTTCAAAGGAGGAAATTATTCAGCTTATAGAGGAAGATATAGAGGAATTGCGCACAGAAATAGAACGCAGTCAATACGATTACACACCTGATGAGCTTGAAGAAGAAAGAATGAGCCTTTGTATCAGTCAGGGGTTATCAAGATATTGTTAAATTAATAAATATAGAAATAATGGGTTTAGAAAATTATGAAGTGCTTCCAGTAGAAGCACAAGATGTTCAAATCGTACAGGTAGATGCGGTTGAACGCGCAAACGTAGATAGTCAAGTTGCAACAGCAAAACAATATCCAAGAAGTATCAAAAGGTGCGTTGACAATTCTATCGCTATGGCAACAATGGATGCAGAAACAGCTCAAAGTTGCGGGTATGCGTTACCTCGCGGAGGAAAGCCTATTACCGGGCCGTCCGTTCACCTTGCAAAGATTATTGTTTCCAATTGGGGAAATATGAGAACAGAAGCTAAGGTAGTTCAAATCACCGACAAGCAAATAATCAGTAGAGGCACCTGTTGGGATTTGGAAGCGAACGTAGCTTCTGCCTTTGAGGTAAGAAGAAGCATTGTAGGTAAAAACGGAAATAGATTCAGCGATGATATGATTACCGTTACCGGAAATGCAGCAAACAGCATTGCATACAGAAATGCGGTGTTTGCCGTTGTTCCTAAAGCGGTGGTTGAAAAGGTATATAAAGCCGCACAAAAATTTATCACCGGTGATCTATCCGATGAAGAAAAAATAATAAAAAGAAGAAAAAGTGCAATAGACTTCTTGTTTGATGAATACGGTATTACAGAGGAGGAAACAATTAAGTTATGCGGCAAACAAACAATCAATCAGATTAAAGCGAATGAAATAGCGCTGCTTCTTGGAATTGTTCAGTCTCTGAAAGACGGAGATACTACCGTTGATGAACTTATGAAGCCAATCAGAGGAAGCAAGGAAGCAAAAAAAGAGGCTATGAGAAAGGCAATGGAACCGGTAGTTGATAAAACAACAGGTGAAATCTTCAACCAGCCAGCGCAATGATAGAACAGGGTTCAAAGGAGTGGAAATTGTCCCGGTTGGGGAATTTTACGGGAAGCCGCATTGGAGACCTCATGACAAGCGGGAAGAAAGGGGAAATGTTTGGAAGGACGGCTATGAGCTACATCTACGAGATTGCAGGTCAGAGAAATATAATTCCATCCTACCTTACAGATGACTACCTATTCAGCATCTACGACGAGCAGGTAAGCATAGAAACAAAGGCGATGCGATTCGGGAAAGATAACGAAGGCTTTGCCGTAGAAGAATACGAGAAGCAGACTGGAAACATCACCGAGACCATAGGAAGTGTCCGCCACCCCTATATAAAGTATTTCTCCTCATCGCCCGACAGAATAGCCACCACTCCCAAAGCTATATGTAAAGTGGTTGAGGTGAAGTGTCCCTCGATAAAGAATTTTATAGAATACATGTCAGAGGTTAAGGATAACGAAACTCTGAAAGCTGTTAATCCTATATACTTCTACCAAACACAAGCGGAGATGTCCTGTACAGGTTTGGATAAAGCCGATTTTGTCGTTTTCTGCCCGTTCTTGAAACATAACATTCACATTGTAGAGATAACAAGGGATGAAGCTGTAATAGCCGAATTTGAGAAGCGAATAACTGCTGCAAATGAAATTATTAATCAAATACTTAACAAAAAATGAATTTAACCGGAAGCATAGATTTGCTAAAGCTTGAAAAAACAGGCATAGCAACAATCAAAAACAAAAAGTGCGTTATTATTCCCATTGAGGAAAATGACTTGTATGTAAGCATGGACGAAAATCTGAAAGCGAAGTCCGTATATCTTGGCCTTAATGTTAATGAACGAAGAGAACCGAGCCAGTTTGGGAAGACGCATTATTGCAAGCAGTCTTTATCAAAGCAATACAGGGACGCGAACAAGACGGAGGCAGAGGCCAAATCAAAGGTTTATCTTGGAGACTTCAAGCCTTATGAGTTTGAGGGTTCAAGCAATGCGGCTGCTACGGTGGAAGCGCCTGTTGTTTCAATAATTGACGACGATCTTCCCTTCTGATGTGTAACTTAAAACATAAATACCATGCTGTACGAATTTAAGCTTAAAGTAAACAAGGTTAACGAGAAAGGCGATGAAAAAGAAGTCACCGAGCAATTCATCACTGATGTAGATTTGTTCTGTCAGGCGGAACAGAAGGGACTTGAAATGTACGCTTCTAACAATATGGAGTGTGACGTTTTCGCAATCAGCCGTAGCAAGATACGTGAGATTGTCAATGAGAAGCAGGATGATGAGTTCTTTTACAAGATAACCCTTGTTGAAGTTTTCGTTGACGACAACGGGAAAGAAAAAGAGAATAAATATTACGTTCTCATAGCGGCAAAGAATATGGATGATGCCAACAAAAAGGCGGCGGAATACATGAAGCAGGGACTTCAAGATATGAAGCTGGATGCTATTGCCAAAACAAAGATTTTAGACTTAATAAAATAAACCAAAAGCCCTCTACTGATGTAGAAGTCCTGTGAAAGGTTCAGGTTAAGATTTAATCAGCTAACAAATTAACTATCCCGGTGTGGTTTGACCGCCTATCCGGGAACAAGGGCCTGTGAAGGTCTTCTTTATTCATTAAGAATCACTTCCTCGTCAAGCCCAATCAGGGTTACGCCAATGGCACTGTATACGGGAACTGGCGAGAAAACGGAGAATATGGTAGCGCTGTACGTATTGGAATGACATAGTGTGATTTGCCATGATTATTTAAGGTTAGTTTATATTCAGTTTCAATAATTCCAGCAAAACAGCGTGCCCTGTTCGATTCGGGGCTTCTCCTCTAAATATATTTACCATGAGACTTACATTAACCAAAACCGAAATTGCAATTGTTCAGAAACTTGTGATAGACCGAAAGTGTGACATTCATAATGCAAGAGGTGACAGCAAGCAGTATGAGATGCTAAGTAAGCTAAACAAAAAGATTGCAAGGCAGGCAAAGAAATTTTATAAAACATGAAACCCTACGTAATTACCTCTATGGCTCTCATTACACACAGCGGGAAAAAGTTACCACTTACAGTAATAGAGAGTCACATCCTAACAAAGCCTTTGGAAGCAATCAAGGATAAGCTGCTTGATGCTTTCTCTACGATGAAAGACAAACCTGTGAATGTTGAATTAAAAATAAAATATGTATGATATATGATAAACAGATAATAAGGGGGAAGATACCAAGTAAATCCAATTGTTACAAGATTGTTACATTGTACGGTCATGGTTCTTTGGCTAAGCAGAAAGTTCTTAAAGAGTACGAAAAAACTTTTTATGTACAATGCGGGCTTAGAGACAAAAAAATAAAAGGCTTCTTCAAGATAAACATAGATGTGTACCACGAAAACTTGCGTCCTGATCTTGACAACGCTTTTAAAATTTTACTTGATTGTCTTCAATCGTGTAAAGCAATAAAGAATGACCGCCAATGTGTAGAAATACATGCGCGAAAACTGGTTGACAAACTTAATCCGAGGATAGAGTTTGTAATCGAAGAGGTTGAATTATAAAGATGTATAACTATGGCAGAATCATTTAAGAATGACTACAAGGACGACAAACTCCGCTGGGATTTGCTTCCGCTGGATTTGATAGAGGAAGTAGTTAAGGTATATCACTTTGGTGCAAAAAAGTATGCTCCTAATAGCTGGCAGAATCTTCCTGACGCGGAAAACCGATATTATTCTGCGCTTCTTAGGCACTTGGTAGCATATCGAAAAGGTGAAACGAAAGACGAGGAAAGCGGGCTTCATCCGCTTGCTCATGTTATATGGAACGGGCTTGCACTACTCTATTTTGCAATAAAGAAAAAATAATAAAAATTCCGATGATTCATTTGGGGATATAGATGAGTATAAAAAATGTTTATATGGAAATAAATAGAATAGCCCATGAATGGGCATGCAATAATAAAGACAAGTCTTTAGAGGAAGCTTTCACAGCGGGGTTTAGCTATAATCATAAAATTGCAGGATTAAAGAATATAGATGAACGAAAGGAGAAGTTTAAGGCAGAAGTGCTTCTTTATCAAGGTCAATATCCTGATTATATGCTGATTGAATTTTATGAATACTGGTCTGAGTGCGGGGGACGGAAAATGAGGTTTGAGAAAGAAAAGACATTCGAGGTTAGTAAGAGATTAGCGCGCTGGAGTAATAATAGCTTTAGAAATAATGGGAACAGAAATTACACTAACAAGCAAGGAAATAGCGGTTCTATCTTCCAAGCAGCTGATAGCTATCTGCAAGAACATCAGTAGCGAGATAACAACCATTAAACAAGCAATCAATTCTCCGCCAATCCAGCTGTCACAATGGAAATCCGTTAATGCGGATTGCATAAAGGCCGTCCTTGTAAAATTTATCGAAGGAACACTTTTGTTTTATGGAAGAACGAGGGAAGACATGAATGATTATCAAGTCGCTTCCGTCGTTAACTCTATTCTTGAGAAATACTACTATTTCCATATTGAAGATGTATGTCTTTGCTTTAAACGCGCACGTGAAAATTCGGCATACGGTAAGTTTTACGGACGCATTGACGGTTCTGTAATAATGAACTGGTTTGCTACCTACGATAAAGAACGTGACGAGATAATACATTCTTTCAATGATGTAAGTACCGAGCATGATACGTCCGAAAACATATCTCGCGAAGAATATAAGGAAATACTTCTTGCAAGAATAGCCGGAGGAGATTTGTATGCCAATGCCGATTACATGAAGATGTGCGAGATAAACAACATATTCTTTGAGAATAGACTCGAGATAGGAAATTACAAGTATAACAGGTTGCATAAGTTTGATAAAAAGTTATGAAGCTAACAGTATGCTGGACCGCAAGAGGCAGAAACAAACGTTTCTATCACGATATATGCCGAAAGTTTGGAATATCAGACTATATGAGCATCAACCATGAAACACCATGTGATATAAAGGATGAAGATATGGAGTTGCTACGCGAATGTGAGAAGCGCGGATTTTTACAGATAAGAAGAAAACAATGAATATTCAGGGATACCCAATTCTCTGCACCGGGAGAAGCGAAAACAAAAGAACACTTTCCCGATGCAGGCGATGTCCGTTGTTCAACAGAAGATATCCGATTTATTCTTCATGGAGGATAGACGGAGAATGTTGCTGTGTAGCGGATATTATTGTAATTGATAAAAATATAACATAATAATGGAAAAACTAACCATAAACGACTTACCCGAAGATGTCTTAGAGAGAATGAGGAGAGCAATTAGGGAGGACAGCCAAATGATCGCTCTAAAGAACAAGCATTCCCAGTATATAATCAACAGGCAATATGCCAAAGCCGTTTTGCTAAAGGAAAAGATGCAAAAGATAGAGGATCGGGTAATACGTGAATATCTTGACAGCTACGAAGGTGAAACGGAGAATATGCAGAGCCTCATGTCTGATATGTCACCCGAAGACAGGGATTATATCAA